ACGCTTGAAGAACTCACCCCGTTTTTGCCCCTCCAAGAACTGAACCTTCAGGAACATAGCCACTTTTCCACCGGGGCGGACGCTTTCAAGCGCCCTTTGAACAAATTCAAGCCCCATTGAATACGGCGGGTTTGTGATTATATCGCCTTCAAAATCGTCCAGCGTTTCCTTCAGGAAATCCAGCGGTTCAGGATCACCGAAGCCCCGGTAAATCAGATCGGTTGAAATGACTTCATAACCGTGGGCCTGAAGTACCTTGGAAATGTGGCCTTCACCACAGGCCGGTTCCCAAATGACCGGGGAAAACTGTTCCAGTTCCAGAAGCATTTCCACGGCCCTTGGATCGGTGGCGTAGTAATCAAATGCTTCTCGTTCTTCAGGAACATGGTTGGAACTGCCCAAAGTGGTGAACACCTTCTTGGAACCACTCATTCTGTGTCACCGCCTTTCACAAACACACGGGTTTTCCGGTTTCTGATCCACTTGGGAACCGTTGTGAAGCCACAGCGTTTTGTGATCTGCCGGGAAAACTCAATCTTGGAAAGGGCTTGGAAGTTGTTTGCAATGCAATATTCCTTATACCGGCGATACACGGAATCGGTGGCTTCATTTTCAATCCCGTCAAGGCCAACTTCATTGATGAACCCAATAATGGGGTTGTTGTTTTCCTCATATTCGTCCAACTGCCCCTGAACTCTGCTGGAAGTGGTGAACTGTGCGTTCCCAAGAACCCGCTTCAACCCCTGAAGGCCAAGCAAGGCCAGATATTCCATTGAACCCTGTTCACACAGTTCATCCTTGATGAATGGGCGGAAGTCTGCATCATTGGGGGTGAACTTGGCATCGAAGGGAACGATCACCAAACGCCGCTGAACGGCTCCGGTTTTGTCCTTGATACGGGGAATATTGTTGGCGCTGAACAGGAACTTGGAATAATTGTTGAACTCAAATGGATCTTGGCCTTTGCGCTCCACATTCACCCGATCACCCGTGACCAGCTTCTTGAACACGGAAGCATTGGCAATAAATTCATCACCAATATCATCACCGATGTTTGCCAGCTTGCCGAACAGTTCAGCGGTTTTGAACCTATCACCCAATTCCTTCAGGTCAAGGGAAGCAATGTTCTGATCTCCAAGAAGGTTCTTCACCACATGAAGGAAGGTGGATTTGCCGTTGCTCTTATCGCCAATCAGGATGAAGGCTTTGCCAAGTTCGTTGCGGCGGTACATACAATAGCCCACCATTTCTTCCAGCAAGGCCCGAACTTCAGGATCATCACAGGCCAGCCGGTTCAGGGTATGATCCAACAGATCATCATTGGCGGCGGGGTTGTACGGCCACGGGATTTTGTTTGTAATGACCACATCCGGGGTGAACTCTTTGAAGGAACCATCCCGGATATTGTAAAGGCCGTTGCTGAAAGCAATGATATTCGGGTTGGTGGCTTTGGTGTTTTCCTCAATCATGATTTCCAGATAGGACAGGACTTCCGAACGCCACGCCCGTTTCAGGTTGCTGATCAGCTTGATCATGGCCCCTTCAATTTCACCGGCACCGGAAACATAGATACCATCCTTGTAAATGTGAAGCTGGTTATTGATCTTCACAATATGGTTGTTGTTCTTTAGGTAGGTGGCGAACTTATCAAACAGGAAGGTTTTATCCCGGAAGAAGGATGTTTTCTTGAAGGCATCATCCCGAAGGATCACATCAAGTTCCTTGTCGGAAAGTGGCTTCTTCAGCACATAACGGTTAATCAGCCTGATACATTCACGGGCTTCTTCCTTGGTAAAATCGTCACTCTGAAGGGTCAGAATGTAGTTGAACAGGGTTTGGTTCCGCCCATCACCTTCCCCAAGATTCGGGAAATCATAGTTGCTTTTCACCGGGGTTAGCCACTTGGGAAGTTCCTGAATCTCCCCTTCAGGGAAGTCATACAGAATGGGCCGTTCCACGCCACCAGACTTCAAGATTTCATAGCTGTTATTGGCTCCAACCTTTCCATCCGTGGTGATACCCACGGCCAAGGTGCATTTCGTCCAGCTTTTTTTAACACCACAGTTCTTGAACAAGAAGTGTTTTCCCCGTGTGGTGGCGTACACTCTGCACTTCAGTTCTAAATCCTGAACAATTCTGAACAAAAGTTCAGATGTTTCCGCATCATCCACATCAATCAGGATGGTTTCTTCCCCAAGAATACCGGCGTATTCATCAAGGTCTTGGACTTCAGAACGGGTTTTCAGTTTTTCAACGCCTTTGAACTTTTCAAGGCATTGTTTGTTTCTGGTAGGCACATAGCCCCTAAACAGTTCCATGCTTCAACGCTCCCCCCCCCGAAAGGTTTTATTGTTCATCGTTCCACCCCAAAATCTTTCAACCGATCCCAAGCAACATCAATGTAATATTGCTTGTCCAGTTCATCCGGGATAGGAAGATTGGTCACATCATCATTGATGAAGAAACAATGATTCGGGGTGTTGCCGAACTTTTCAGGGTTCTTTTCCCGGCCCTTGACGATTTTTCCGGAAACCTTGAAGATTCCGCCCTTGCTCTGATCCTTGGAAGCGAACACCCGGAAGGTTTTATCTGTCTGAACCTCACCGCCGCTGAAGCGGGTGATTTTCTTGGAACGGCCTTTTTCATCCCTGATCTTGGCTTCCGTAATCACCGGGGAATAAAGGGCGTATTTGTACTTGCTGGACACCTTCACAACCTTCTGAAAATCTCGAAGATCGGAACATTCCATGATGGTTGTTTCCGGGCTGATCCCATGAAGGAAATAATTCACAATGGCCCGGTTGACAATGGGAAGGTCATAATCCAGATCAGACAGCTTTTTGACATAGGCACCCTTGCACTTCCAGCGGGGTTTCCCTTTTTCATCACGAAGCGGCCCGGAAGGAATAATGATGTAATTGTTCACATCCTTCTGATACACCTTTTGAAATTCATCAAATTCAAGGCGCATCCCGGTTCTTTGCTCCCACTCCCAACACAGATCGTCCAGCATTTCAAAATCTTCATATCGGCGAAGTTTGACCAAAATACCATCCGTGTTGCTCTGGATGATTTCACAATGATCTTCCAGCCGTTCAATCAAATCCAGAAGAAGAAGCTGACCGCCCACACAAACATTGTTGGCTTGCCGGGGGTCATACATGGCATTGTGCTTATCCTTCATAGCGCCATAGGTGCTGTTCAGAACAATCTTGTAAGGCTGTTGCATGGGGTTCTTCTCCGCCTTCAGCTTCAGGCGGGTGTGATAGATTTCCGCATACTTGGAAGGATCGTGAACATTACGGGAAAGCCACTTATAAACCAGCATCAAAGACGGGTAATAGGAAGCCACATCCACATTGACAAACCAACCTTCCCCGTGATATTTGGGAATGGCCCCGTGAAGGCCACCCCAAGCGAACACATGGGGAACCCCGGCCACATCCAGTTCAAGGGTTTTGGAATAATCACGGTTCAAGGGGTTCTTGTACCAATTCAAAACTTCCGTGTATTTTTCGATCCGCAAGCTGGGCGGGAACTCAATTTCAAATTCATCATTGTGTTCCCTTTGAACGGCCCCAAGGATTTTGGCGGAAAGCTGTGCTTTGGTGCGGCCAATGTCAGAAATGGGAAGGTGGAACGCCTTCACAAGTGACATTTGGGCATCAAATTCATCTTCCTTCCGCCGTAACCACACTTCCACTGTCTGTTCCACATCATGGCGACAATATTTGACCGTTTCGGCCAACTCTGCTTCAGTTAAAGGCCGGTCAATGTCGAAGGGAACAGAAGTTTCTTTTATGGAATGGCCCATGAACGCTTCCAGCGCCTTCAGGCTGATTGGCGGGTTCGGCATCACATCATAATTGATCAGCGGGTATTCCCTGAACAGGCTTGAATATCTGTAACCGGGTTTAGCTTCTGCAATGATCCAATCATTCACAGGCTTTGGATCAAACCCACACAGAATGGCCTTCAGGATGTACTGATCATAGTTCCGGGAATTATAACCGGCCCAAATCACACCCTTGTGTTCCTCATAGAAGCGTTTCAGCTTGTCGGGATCGTTGATAATCACGGTTTCTTTTCGGGCGTTCAGGTCGATCAGGACAACCAGCCAGTCATACCGGAAAACTTCAAAATCATAGAAGATCATCAACTCACATCCTTTCAGCTTTCGTGAAATCGGTCAGCGTTTCCGCCTTATCAGCCCCGCCACGGGAAGGCTTTCACTTGGGGCCATTGTGGGGCCGAAGCCCCACAGGTTGTGCTTGAAAGTTAAGGTTCAAAACCGCATCAAGCACTATTTGTGCTCGATTTGATTATAAAAAATCTGCGGTCAGTTTTCAACCTCAAAAACCTCCTCAACAGTGATGGAATTGAAGCGGGAATCATCGTAGTCCACCGCATATTCCAAGTTTCCATCAATGGCTTCCGCCACATCAAGAACAAGCTGGGAAAACTGCTTGTAGCTGGTGAAGCTGACAGGAACACCGGAATCCAGCTTTTCAAGGAAGCCCATAGCGGAAGCGATCATGTTCTTGTCATTCTTGGTGCCGTAAAGGACACGGTTCATAAAAAGGCGCTGGTTCTTGAACTCACCGGACAGGATTTTGAAGGACACGGCCAGCATGGGGCGGTTGGGATCGGCCTTGGTGCCTTTGATCTCCATGCTTTCCAGCTTCACTTCATACTTGCCAGCGGGGATGGTGGGGAAATCACCGCCGCCGTTCTTCTTGGCATCCTCC